AGCTGAACCAACCGCTGCAAAGCATGTGTACTCGTAAGTTACATCATCATATTTAATAATAGTGCTGGGGAGGTATCGTCTGAAATCCTAACCGACTTAGTGAGGTCTGCGTTGGTTACTATAGCCCCGTAGAACCTCTTCATTAAATCTGGTAATGCGAACATGTTTATTTCCTGTAATTAATTAGTGAGTTCTTACGTCTAATTGGTGGAGTGCGTTTAGTGCACTTTCTAGTGTGGGTTTGTCAGTATTCATTAGTCTAATTTCCCACCCTGACAATTGAGAGTCTAGCTCCGTAGACTCCGGTAGATAACCCTATTGTCCAGGAGTCTGACCCAGCGTAAACCTTAACTTCATCTAGCGCAGATAATCTGACAATTGAAGAAATACCTAAGTTTCCTAACGGGGCTATGCTCCCTCTAGCTGGTAAGAAGCTTTTTAGTTTTGTAACCCCATTAACGTACAGCATTAACGAGCCTATAGTTGCACCATCAGATGGAGCTTGAAAGTATACGCTTGTATCTATGGCATACAATCCAGCTGTAGGTATAATATATTTTTTAAAGGATGTATCCCATCCAGACGCGCTATCTTCTGAGGGGGTATCAAATTCTACTAGGGTGAATACACTTGTGTTATTCGTTAACTGCTTCTCACTAGTCAACGTTGGTGGTATAGCAGCTAATTTAGTCCCTATCTCCTGAGTGATTGCCTCAAGGTTAGTTCCTTCGAAGCGATTGCCAGCATCTGTAGCGGATACAGCGGCGGCGGAGGTTTCTCCCGTGCCTATGTTTTGCCAGCTAGTGCCATTGAAAGTTCTGTTTAAGCCTAGTGCTGTGTTGAAGTAGATGTCCCCTGCGGTGGAGGCATTACCATTATCATCTAGATTTGTCTCAACAGCTCTAGCTAGGTATATCTGGGATTGAATTGCGGTCTTAACACCGTTCACTGTTATCACATCAGCATTGGTGGCGTCTACGTCTAATCCGGTCAAAGCTACATCATCATGAGTTAAGACTACATCTGCATTTGCTAGTGCTACCTGTGCTGCTGCTAGCGCTACTTGGTCTGCGGCTAGGCTCACCTGTGCTGCCCCGTTAGTGGTGGCAAGACCCGCCTGTATAGCAGCCTTAGCTGAATAGTGTAGGGCAGAGAATTCTCCAACCCCACCACCAGCAGCTACACTGACAGCAATATTCTCAGCCTTCTGAGCCCACTCCTCAGCATACCCTACTTGATTAGAGAGTTCTAATGTAGAATAGTTGAGAATGTTAAAATCACCCATATCGAGGTCATTATCCATGACGTTAGGTTCACCAACAAACCCATCTCTCCAGAGAACATTATTATTGAATGTATCCTCGATAAGCTGGAGCCTAGCATTAATAGCCGTTACACTGGCATAGGCTCCTGTTATTGGACTTAGTAGTATTTTAGCCATAGGCTCCTATCCATCGGGGTTACTAAACCCCTTGTTAAATCTCCCTTTCGGGAGGGTCTTAAGAGAGACCAATCTATCTGTACTTGTGGAGAGAAACATTATACTCCACTAAGGCATGTTTGTTTTTAAATAACTCTTTATTCTTTCTTAGTATCTTTACTAGCTAATTCGAGCAATTCTATATACTTGCTAGTGAGAACAACAATATACTCTTTATATAGTCGATTGGTGAAAAAAACCCTGAAAAATAATTTAGTTCCCTTAAATATCAAGCACTTAGTTTTTAAGTCTTTTATACGTAACCTATTGTTTATTTAGGAAACCTAAGGACAAACGGTAGACCCTCTAACTTTTCTGGAGAAATTTAGGAGGTGTAATGCATACTCCTCCGAGAAGTCGACCCCCTGCTACCCCCTTAGTATATTTTAGCATATTAGAGGATGCTAATCAATCGGGGTTACTAAACCCCCATCTCTGAAGGGATAGGAAAAAGTTTCCAGACCACCGAGTCACCCACTAAGTAATATTAATTGTATACATATCAATGCCTTACAACCACCCACAATGATTCTCACCTACGTATCAACCTATTTACACTATATATATAAAAGAAATGTTACATGAGAATGATTCTCGTTTGCATTCCCTTAACGGTTATACAATCAATTGTAATTCATTTGATGAAAGCGCTTGCTATCTCGAATCACTTCTGATATTGTCTTATCTCCATTCATCAATAAAGAGATATACACATGAATAACACACAATCTACAGGAACCGTATTAGACCTACCTTATAGAGACGTATCCGGTCATATCCGTGAAGCCCTTATGAGTGATGCTGTCACTGTCAAGGCTAGCCGTAAGATTAGTAAACAACGTATGCTCGATAGCCTCTTCGATAGTGACACTGGCATAGTACATGAGCAATCAAACGAGTTAATGCAACTGATTAACGATGAGTACCAAGTAGACATGGTTGAAGTGTCCTCTGGTAATGGTCAAGCTCGTAATGTATGGAATAATGTGACAGGTAGCTATGATGTATACCTATCTGCCGATGGTCGGGAGGGTAACGAGCATGGACATATGGGGTTAGAGTCAGCATTAGTAGATTCTTATGAAGGTATTGATAATAAGAATGAAGCTATCATACCCGCTTATGAGATAACAGACGATGAAGGCCATGTATTAAGGACGGACGATATGTCTAATATGGTTACAGTGGATAATTCTAACTACTCCATATGGGACACTATAGCGGAAAAGGGGGCGCTAATCATACGTCACCAAGGACACTGGAAAGGTGCGGGTTGTCGGTTCGATAGTGCTAACTACGTTAAGCGTGAAGCCCTCCGTATGATTAAGAAGAATAACCGCTTGTTAGGCTTAACAGGTGAAAGAAGCGGTTCCCATACCACATTAAAGGAAGTGAGTGTTAAACAACTAAATGTAGATAAGAAAGGCAATAGACACCTGTCTAATCTAGCAAAGCAAGCCAGACGTGGGCAGCAATGGGCAAGGGACGAACTCACCAAGATAGGTTATAACGAGTTTAGTGCTACATAAGACTTTTCTAACATACTAATATAAGCCCCTTAATTGGGGCTTTTTGTGGGTGTGTATAAAGTATGCCCATTCTAGCTATAGAATGCTATCATCATCCGCCCTGTATTGACGTATAAGCAACTATCTCCCATAAGATAGGGCATAGGTAGGGCGATTAATAGCCCTCCTTATATCGCCTTACAATCGTTTCTAAATACGAATGCTTCTTGTTTGTATTCCCATATTAAGTAAAGGGACAACATTATGACTAATAATAGGTACGAATTTAAACTGCTCCTAATAGGATTTAGAGCAAGATTGCAAGGTGATGGGCACACTCTCTGGCTAGTGGAGCAAGAGATGAGTCGACTGGAGAAGAAACATGGCTGAGGAAGACGAGGCTATACTGGCATACTATGAGCAAGGTGGTAATGCTGAGAATGAATACCTTGCATACTTAGATTATCTGGAGGTGAGGGCATGAGCGCTTTAACCACATTCATTGTATTAACCCTGTTTTATGGGGGTGGTGCAGTTATTAGTGAGACTTACTACCCGTGTGATAGGGTGGTGAGAGGCCCTGATGTCACATTGGAACAGTGTCTAGCTAAGGAGAAGGGTTATGAGTAGTGCAATATTAATATTAACTGGTCTGATACTGGTAGTACTAGCCGCAGTAGGTACGATGTGGGAATGCCTGTACAGTGACTTCAATCACGTAGATTATACGAGAAGGGATAGGAATCGGTAGGGATAATAGCATTAGAGATCAATGGTCTAAGACAATCTAATGATAAGAGACTTCACGAGTCTAGTGCTATTATCGGTATCAATTCGATGCTACTTTCAACATGAGGTGATTTATGAGTAAATCAGACGGATTCCGCTACCCTGTTATGAATACAGTGGGCGATGTAGAAAAAGTTATTGGTGGTGCGATTGATGCCGCTAAGACAATGAAGAAGAAGGTACAGTATGCCGCCATTGGTTGCATGATTCTAGCTGGTAAGCCGGGTAAGGCCGACGATGGCAAGGAATTTGTGGAGCATGCTATCATCCAAGCTAACTTCTTAGTGGAACAGCTAGGTAATGGCATCAAGGGTGAGGGCTTAGTCAAGTATCTTGTCCAGATGTGTGGCTTCGTTGTTAGCACCGATGCTAAGGACGGCTTTGTTAATGTGAAGGATGAAGCGTGGATACGTGCCAACCTCGAGAAGGCTAAGGAAGTTGCTTGGTATAAGTTTGCACCAGCCACCCCGTTCAAGGGGTTTGATATGGCTGTTAAGCTGGGTCAACTGCTCAATGAAGCGGATAAGGCGGTCAAGCTTGCTGATACTGATACGGAAAAGGCTAAAGAGATTAAGGTTGACCGGGATATGCTCGACATATTGCACAGTCTAGTCTCAGGCTCTCCTGTTACCGCTGAGCATGCGCTTCGCTTAGTTGAACGCTTGATACCTGAGCAATCAGAAGATGCGGCTAACGACGTTGTAGAGCCTCTGGTAGCTAACGGTTAGAGCTAGTCATGCGACGTAGGTGCTCAGCCTGTCTAAGGCTGGAGCAATTAACCTGTACCGGCTAAACAGGTACGCTGGATTCTAGTAACCAGCACTAATTCTTAAGGGTAGCGAATGCTATCATTATCTGGAGTAATTAAAATGTATTATGAAGAACAGTTAGTTGCTAAGGAGTGGCTTTACCGAACAACCCCTCAAGGGAAGTGGCTTCCACGAGACACCACGTGGTGTTGTAACCACTGTGACCGAAATTTCATGGATGATGATTATGATGTGGTGGCTAAGCATGAGGAAATATGTCTAAGAAACCCTGAAGTCCTTGTTAAGAATCGGAAGGAGAGGGTTCTAGATTTGGATATTAAAGACCACACATTAACAGGTGGGTCCATCCTAAAATTAGTGGATGAAAAGGATGGCCGTATCTACATTAGCATCTCTCAACCCGGAGTGAATGGCCGTGTTGAGCAGGGGATGTACCTGACAGATGATATGGAGTTGAGTTTAATAGGTTGGTTAAACTACCGGGACGTCGTGAGGGGTAAAGCAAAGCTATCATGATCCTCAAAAAGCCAGTCGTACTCTTCCAGTTAAGGGAGGGGTATTATGCAGAAGTGGGTAAGCCTGCCTTTTGTAACCCTATTAACCACCCTAGTGATGGGGTGAGTAACCGAGCAACAGTAAGGACGTCTCCTGTGATCGATAAGAAAGGGGATAGATTCGAGACTCTGAATACCATATATAAAGGGGTGTGAGATGGATAGTACAGTAAATAAGCTCGTATTCTTAAAGAAGAACGGGATATCAGTAGCGGAGAAGACGCTAGGTAATGGCCTTAATGTTAAGGTTATCGAGACGCCAGAGGGATATCTAGTTAACACTAACCACCCCCTAACTAAACAGCAATATTATGAGTATATGTCTCAAGTCCATAGCTATGTCCGAGTAATAGCAAAGCTGGGGCCAGTGGTATGATTAACTTTGCTACAAAGGACTTCAAAGAGGGGTCAGGGATGAACGTTATGACCCTTGTGTTCGATAATTGTATACGAGTTACCGTTATTGACACAGGTAAGGCATTCCTAGTGAGTCCTAAGAGCGCCAAGTTCCCACAGAAACTCAAACAAACCCTCCGTGAGGTAGATGACTATCTCACCCAAATACGTAATTACCGGAGAAGATAATGAACATAGGTAAAATGAACCCGATACGGGCGGCGCTATTCGGACGTATTAAACGTTTAGTAGCAGATTGGAAGGCTAATCCAGTTCAGAATCATATGAGCTTAGTCATGGCTCGTGAACTTAACAACGAGTTTATGTCACGTAGTCGTGGTAAGGGTAGAAATTAAGAGATACTTCTAGCCACTCCTAGAAAGTCTTATTATACTATAGTATATAGTGGATTGACTAAAATAACCCTGAAAATGAGGTGATATATGTATGAATCGATAAAGATTAGACGGTTAATGGATGAAATAGATCGCTTTGAACTCCACAAGGTGTGGATAGCCGGTTGTATTAAATACCTCCGGAACGCTATCATTAAAGAAGCAGCTTTAAACCAACCTAATTCCCTACATAAGTAGGAAATCCCCGTCCTTGGGTTAAGGATATTTCTTAAGAGAGAAAACCATATGAAAATCGTAACAACTCACACAATCAATGGCCGTAACATCAAAGACATGTCAAAAGACGAGCTTATCGGTGTCATCCGTGCATCTGAAGCTGATGTTGCAACCCTTGAATCAATGGAAACTGAATCAGAAGCGGTAACGAAAGAAGTTAAATCAATCCGTGCCTTCATTGCTGATGTAGTTTCTCACCTAGACAAAAAAGTATAAGTCTACCTAGTCTGATCGAGATAGTGGGGGAGCAATAGTGTTCCCCCTCCAATTAATTTTAAATTTGAGGTTTTAAAGATGGAAGTTAAAGTAATTCGTGTACCGGGTCGTACTTCAACAGTTGAAGTTCCTGAAAATTGTACATTAGCAGAAGCTCTTAACACAGCTGGCGTTGCTCTGGAATCTGGTGAAGCATGTAAATTGAATGGTGCAGCAGCATCTCTTGATGACATACTATCTGATGGCGACAAAGTGATCGTTGCTAAGGGGGCTAAGGGAAATTGCCCACTGCACCTCTCAAGAGATTAAGTCTGTGCGAGAAAGATATGGACAGGGACGTCCATAAAACTTGGGAGTTAGAAAATTTAACATGAGGAAAGTGTATGATTAATACAGCAAGACACGTAGAGGTGTTTAATCCACTCCTCTATCAACACCCAATTCATATCATAGGGGCTGGAGCTACTGGCTCTCGCTTATTTGCGTCCCTAGTCGAGCTTGGTTTCGACGATATCACCGTATACGATGATGACATCGTAGAAAATCACAACTTAGCTAATCAGTTGTTTGTAATGGACGACATAGATAAACTTAAGGTTGATGGGCTTGACAGGTGGGTTCAACAAAAACTAGGTGAAGGCTTAAAGAATGGGGTGTATGTCCCACATCGGCTACCTAATAAAAATTTCCAGTTAGAGGGTACAGTTTTCCTCTTAACTGACACAATGACAAGTCGAAGAGAAATCTTTGACCACTGTCTGAAGGATAATTTGATGGTTGAGCGTGTTATTGAGACACGTATGGCCTCATCCTTCGGGAATATCTACTCGTTTGACCCAAATATCGTGGGTGACCAGTGGCTATCTACATTAATTGATGATGATGAGGCTGAAGTATCTACATGTGGTAGTAGTATCAGCGTTGGGGCTACAGCTTCCATCATAGCTAATCAGGCGGTGTGGCAGTTTATGCTATCATTAACTGACCCTGAAGCTCATGACGACATTGTCGATATCTTTTTACAACCACTTTGTATGGGGACAAGAAAATGGGAATACTAGCAACACAACTTATAACCCACATAAGTGAGGCTCTCATCTATGAGGGAGTGGGTGCTCAGATTGACTTACTACCTAAGAATACAACCCTTAGTAAGGTGATTACTGAGGAGGGTGTTTGGGCTTGGTCTTTCCAAGTATATTCAGGCGTCCCCCTTCACATCTTTTTCTATGTGGAAAAAGGCTTGACTCTGACCCACGTTCAAGTAATGCAGGGGCCTATGGACCATAAGACGACCAAGGCTGAGGTTGCAATCATATCGGAAGCCTTTGAGTGGCTGTTATTAGAGGGGGTATTCCATGTCAAGAAAACGAAATCGGAGAGTGAATAAGATGTCACAGATTATAAAACCAAGATTCAAAATTACAGCTACCAGTATGGTGGCAAAAGCAGAGCCACTCTTATCCGTCGATCAGAGTAAGAGCCCTTCTGTCTGGTACTCTAACAAGGCTTGGTTGAAGATTAAGAGGGTGGTTGGTATGTGCCCTGAAGAAGTTGGCTGGTTAGGGACCGTTGACCGAGTTGATGGTGGCTATATAGTTACGGATATCTTTGTCCCCAAGCAAGTTGTTACAGGTACTGAGTGTGATATTGAAGCTGAAGATCTAGCCCAGCTGGTCCATGATTTAGATTATCCTGAGAACCTGTTCTATTGGGGACATTCCCATGTAAATATGGGTGTGAGCCCTAGTGTTCAGGATGAAAACCAGACCGGTGAATACCTTGAGCATAATGATGTGTTCATACGGGGTATCTATAACAAGCGAGGTGACTCAAAGGTTGATGTGTTTGACACCGTCCAAGGTATGCAGTATCTCGTATGTCCTAATGGGGTTCGTATTGAACCTCTGTCCAGTGAGGAGATGGAAGCATTTGTCACCGGTGTAAAAGCTAATGTAAATAAACCACCTGCATATGTCACACCTTATGTTAGTCAACAGGAAAAGATTGCAACTGATAAAAGGTTGGCTGAGTTTAAGGCGAAGAATAAAAGGGGTACCCCACCTGTCACTACCCGATTTCACAATAGCCCGGTTACTGCACTATATGAAAATCCGTTCATAGTGCTGGAGCGTGATTCATGAAAGTGAACCAAGTTGAGATCAAGAGTGTGGAACAGAGGAATTGTGAACGAGATATTAGCTCGTATGAAAACAGTCTTTTGGGATTGAAGGATGATGTACTCTTTCATAAGAGCACGTTGGACAAGTCTGAGAAGTTCTTGGTTACAGCAAACAACCGTTCGATAGATTATTTCTTTAAGAATGAACGGGTTGACAGAAACATTCGCTCTCTATTACGGAACTCTTTTAACAATGAAATGGCTGGCAATAGAGCGAGAGTTAGGCGTTCAACGAATGCCATTGCCCACGCTGGTCGGAAGATCGTGGACTATCAGAAGTTTCTCACAAGGCGCAAGGCTGAGTTGATTATGATCGTTGGACAACATCCACCTCGTATACTGACACAAGAAGATGTTCGTGATAAGTTAAGGGATTTTGAACATGTGGACCTAGAGAACACCTACTTATATCATGATCATGGTGTTCCGGAACTCGTCGTTCGCTTTACTGGGATTAGATGTGAATTGAGGGAAAAACCTCACGGTAACATCCTTGATTCAAGCTGGATACTACCCGATATGAATGTTAGGATAAACCTTATAACAGGGTTGTCTCGTGTTTGCCGACTTCAGACGGAGGAGAGAATGCCCCGAGGTTGGTCAGTGAATAAAGTGCACCCCCATATAATGGATGGGGAGGTCCCCTGTTATGGGGACTTCTTAGGTGCGGCTAACGATGCTAAGGACTCTCAGGATATTACCGAAATGGTTACTATCATGCAGATGTTCCTAGAGACAGTAAATTATGACGACTCGGCAGGTAAGAAGTATGCCAGATACCTAATATATCGGTCTGAAGGTTTCAATTCAAGAGGTGTGGAGGGGGATCTCGTCAATAGTTTAGAGCGTATAGGTGGTGGTCTGGCGAATATATATACGACGAAGGTAGACCACCCTACCACAGGTAGGCGGGTATTCTATGTACCCGTTGTTGAAGAGGGTGTCTATTCTTGCCACTATGTCGAGATTAGTACGAATCATATTAAAGAGTTTACCGACGACTTAAGACTCCCTAAAGGTGAACGAAAGATAGCCATTTCGGAAGAACAAAAGGCGGCTAATTTAGAGGTTGAACAAGCTCGTATTAAAAAGGCTTTGATTGCGAATGGAAATTGGAAGGAACCACCTATAGCCCCACCGCAGGTACCAGCTCCTCATCCTGACCTTAGGGTAGACCGAGACGGGGATTGACTAGATGAGCCGAGGCCTGTTCTACCTATGGAAGATATAGAATTTTGAGTGTCTGCAAGGCACAGGAGTTTAAGATGGAAATATTAAAACATTTAGAATTACTTGGGCTTAAATGCGAGGATAGGGTGACCGGGTTTAAAGGCGTCATAATATCTATGACATTTGACTTGTATGGTTGTGTACAAGCGATAGTAGACCCCGGTATGAATAAAGACGGAGAGCCGTAAGACCCAGGGTATTATGATGTTACTCGGTTAAAGATAACAAGCAAAAAGCCAGTAATGGATAGACCAGATTTTGTAAAAGGATACACCGCAGAAGGAAGGAAAGGTGCAGCAATTAAACCACTGCCTTAGATACTAACAGGAGACCTTATGGGAATATGTGTAGAGAAGCTCCCACATAATACGGATAATTGTAACAGTAGTTCAGGATTACAGGTCTACGAAGATGAAGATGGGGGTTATAATGGATATTGTTGGGCTTGTGATACATTTGTCACAGACCCGTACAAGGATAAGCCGAAGGGGTATAAACCGGTTTCAATTAAGAAAGACCCGGCGGTTGTAGCACAAGAAATATGGGACATCAGTCAATACCCTATCGTTGATGTTCCTCAGAGAGGTTTAGAAAAGAGAGCTCTTGAATATTTTGGGTATAGAATAGGTGTTAGTGGGGTAGATGGTGTGACCCCGGCCATATTGTATAGACCGTATACCAAGGATACTGAGTTCTCTTCGTATAAGTCAAAGATATTAGACGAGAATGTTCCTAAGAAGAAACGTCAGTGGTCTATAGGCGACCAGTCAGATGTTGATTTATTTGGGTGGGACATGGCCGTATCTAGTGGGAGCCCTAAGCTCATTATAACGGAAGGCGAAGAAGATGCAGTAGCCCTGTACCAAATGATTCGCAAAGTTAATGAGACGGCACAAGGGGGTAAGTATGTTGACCTTCTCCCAGCCGTTGTTAGTCTACCTCACGGTGCTGCCGCTAGTGTTAGAGACCTCTCCCGACTAGCCTCAAAGATACAGGCTAATTTTAAAGAAATCATATTAGCCTTTGATATGGACGAGGTTGGTCAAGATTGGGCTCAGAAGGTAGTAGAGAAAGTCTTCGGTCACGCCAAGATTGCTTCCCTCCCTGCACATGATGCTAATGCCTGTCTTACGGAAGGTCGCACTAAGGCCTGTGTAAGCGCCGTTCTCTGGAAGGCTAGTATCCCGAAGAACACCCGTATAGTAAAAGGGAGTTCTCTTCGTGAGCTCGCTCTCAAGAAGCCTGAGTGGGGTTTAGACTACCCCTTCAAGAAGCTTACAAAGATTACCCGTGGAAGACGTAGAGGGGAAACTATTTATGTTGGAGCCGGGGTTAAAATGGGTAAGTCTGAACTCGTCGATACGTTTGCTAAACAGATTATCGTAGAGGACGATCTACCGTGTTTCCTAGTTAAACCAGAACAGAGTAATGGGAGAACCTATCAACAGCTTGTAGGTAAGGCCGCTGGTAAAATCTTCCATGACCCAAGCGTCCCATTTGATGAGGAGGCTTTCTGTAGAGCTGAGAAGCTCATAGGGGACAAAGCTATCATCCTTGACAGTTACCAATTCCTAGATTGGGACGTACTGAAACAGGATATTCGATATGTAGTGTTAGGTGAGGGGGTTCAAGATATAATCATAGACCCCATTACAGCCTTCACGAATCAAATGAACTCTTCTGAAGCTAATGAATTCCTCATTGGCATGGCAGCCGAACTATCTTCAATGTCGTTAGACTTGAACTTTACCTCGTTCCTATTCTGTCACCTAAAAGCACCTCGAGATGGAATGACCCCACATGAAAGAGGGGGGGAAGTCCTCAGTAGTCAGTTTGCTGGCTCAAGGGCTATGATGCGTTCATGTAACTACATGATGGCGTTACAAGGTAATAAAGACCCGGAATTAGAGGAGAACCAACGCAACATGAGGCAACTTGTTATCCTTGAGGATAGAGAGTTTGGTCAGGTTGGGAAGGTTGATCTGTTCTGGGATAAAAACACAGGCTTATTTAATGAGGTGAGGTAATGAAGTACATATTCTTAGGGGATACACACGGTAAACTTGAGCTCGTAGAAGCTCTACTGTCTGACGCTTTTAAGGGATACCACAAGGTATTTGTAGGAGACTACGTCGACAGTTTCGATAGAAGCTCAGAAGCTCAAATTCAGATAGTTAGATTACTCTTGAATTCAGTGACGAGTAGGGGTGATGTGACAGCCTTAATTGGAAATCACGAACTATCTTACCTCCGAGCTGGTATGGAGTGCTCAGGTCGTCGTTCTAACACAGCGTACTCTATGACCCATTTAAAAACAAATATTCTCCGACATTTTAAGAGACATCTCTATGTTACTGACGATATACTGGTCACCCATGCTGGTGCAACTTACCAGAACTTTGAGGATAAAACGTTTCTAAAGATGAATCTAGAACAGGATAGCGATATTCTGTATCGTATCGGACGTTCTCGGGGAGGTTGGTCAACGGCAGGGGGTATATTCTGGTGTGACTACTGGGAGGAGTTTCAACCAATTAAAGGTTTGACCCAGATTGTTGGCCACACCTCTTATAGACCTTTCGTAAAGAAAGACGGAAAGCATTGTATCGACAAGGGGATAGTCCTGAAGGATGGTTGTTACAATATTGACTGTTTAGACAGGGTTACTGAGGCTCTCACTTACGACAGTGAGACTGGGGTATTTATGATTATAGATTTTATGGAGGGAGGATGTCTGACACCTACTTAATTAGTGATCTTCACATAGGTCACAGTAATATACACCTCAAGTGGAAGACACAATTTAAGACACAGGAGGAGCATACAGAACATGCTATCGAGTGCTGGAATAGTGTAGTAGGGGCTAGGGATACGGTTAAAGTCCTAGGTGACTTCATTATAGGTAGGGAGAATCTACACTACCTTAACAGGTTCAACGGGATAATCCACTGGATACTGGGTAACCATGACCCAAAGATTACTAAGGATATCCTCGTAGACTATCGACATCTCGCCTATGTTGGTGGAATACTTGCCTATAAAGGGACTGTCCTCTCTCACGCCCCAATTCATCCACAGGAACTCGAATATCGTAACTGGGCGTTGAACTTACACGGTCACATCCACCACAAAGAGAAGAATAACCTAGGTAAAAAATATTTCAACTGTAATGTTGACATAATGGGAGACTACCCGAGGGAGTTTCATTCAATTATCGAAGAAGTGGGAGCGAAGAACTGATGGCAGGACCGAATGAATGGAGAATAGCCGATGTAGAGCGCAAAGCTGAGAGAGTTGTTAGACGACTCTACGAGGTAGACAATCTTAATCGAGAAGTATCCGATTTAGAACGCAAGAACGCAAGTCTAAGAGAGACAATATCAGAGTTGTCTAATACTGTCCGAGAGTTACATGATAACCTAGAGCAATTAGGTAGACGTGTGGAAGAAATAGCTGAACAGGTGGAGGTTTCACTATGACATTTTATACGGTAAGTAAGGATGTAGGGGATACAATCCCTAATGGTGTTGAATACCTCCTTGATGTCGAGAACAACATCATGGGATTGACTGAAAAAGAGATCTGTGATATGTTCGATATGGAATCCTTATCGGAGGCCCCAGATAAGGGTTTGATGATTGGGGACTATCCCCACCCGGAGTTTAAATGAATAAGAAACAGTTTAAAGAAGCCATCCTCGAAGGTGAATGTGATGGACACCAACCTGTAGTGTCTGATGCTGAACTCCAGATCATAGTCAATCAATGCCTAGACGTTGTTAAAGAGCAGGTAAAGAGTCTAGATACAGGTTATCGGGATGGGAGTTGGGTCAGAACTCAAATAATAGCTAAAATTGAATCTCTTAAGGTGAAGTAATGACGGAAGAAGAAGAGATAATCCGACAGGAAGCTAAGAAACATTTCCTTGAATACGGGGATAAAGTAAAAGCTAAGGTTGGGGAAGACCCTCACAGCTCCTATGATGTCCATAGAGGGTACTTAACCAAGTATGCCTACACCAAGCTAGGTCGTAACTGGCAAGACGCTGAGGACGCCGTACAGGCCGCCTATGTGAGTGTCCTTGAAACTGCTAAGGTTAACGAGTTCTTCGTCTTCGGTGGGTTATATAAGATATGGCTTGACCGGGCTATCCGGGATGTCCGTATTGGAAACCGACGGTCAAATGATCTATTCATTGATAATGATGCAGTTGAGGGGGGTGAGGGTCTAACACTCATAGACTTAGCGGAATCAGAGGAGCCTCCTACTGAATTACTACTGGAAGTTCAGTCTAAGGTCAATTTCTTAATTGAGAGGACTAATGAACTCCGTCCTAAAGCTAAAGCTATCATTCGCTTGACCGTCCTATTCGGATATTCCTATAAGGAAGTGGCGAGGATGCTTGAGGTGGATGTTAAGCGAGTAGAGAATACTCTCGGTTACTTTAAGAAAATCTACAGTGAGGAGAACGGAAGTGAGTAGTTGGAAATATAAAAACAGAGAACAATTGGTATCTGCCAAGGCGGCATTCTTCCTGACAATGGAGAAGCTCAACTATCAGATTGATAACGCGGAAACTCAGTTACACTGGATAAACCACTATCTAGCCATTCTAAATAAGCCTGAGAAGCTGACCGTCAAACAGATAGAAGAGAAACTTGGATTTAAGGTTCATATTGTATCGGAGGACGGAGAAGTTTTAGGGGGCAAAGGTGGTGAATGATAAGAGGAATCTCATATATGCATTCAACACCGTAATAGCTATAGCAAGGCTGTCTGATTGCGGGGATTTACACCATAAAAAGAGTCAGCTCCATGCTCGAGATGAACTCTGCCCCGTTCTGTACGAGTTAGAGCTGAGTATACACCTCCTAAGTGTGTACCTTCAGAAGGAAGTTGGTTTGTAAGTGTTATTATTCAGGGTATTTTAGCTAAAAATACTATATTAAGAGTACAGAGGGAGTAAGATGTGGGAGAAGAAGCTGATATACTTATAAACCGTATGATGGGGTTTGGGAGAACACATTTCACCACTAAGCGTAACCCTATTACCAGCTATATGTGTAAAGGCTGTGGAAAGGATAGTCTCCATTGGAAACAAATTACAGTAGGTTGGAGATTGTTCGACGACTCAGACACAATGCACACATGTTCCGGATTTAAGAGATAATACATGAAAGACATTTGGATAGGAGAAGTTTATTATGGAGTTGACACAGGAGCATGCGAGGCACTCTTATGACTGTTTGGGTCGGTGATTTAGAAGCAGACGGTTTACTTGATACCGCGACAGTGGTACATTGTGGAGTGTTCAAGAATACACACACCCACGAGGTTAGAAAATTCTATCCTCCCCCTTTTGAAGGAGGAGACACTTATTTCCTACACAACATGATTGAGTTCTTAAAGACGGTTGATACGTTAGTAATGCATAATGGCTTACAATACGACTTACCCCTCCTTGAGAAGTTATACGGATACAAGTACGAAGGAAATAAGATAGATACATTAGTTTGGTCGAGGATGCTTAAGCCTAAGCGTGCAACACCATACATGTGCCCCGTTAAGAATAGACCTCATTCTATTCTTGTCTGGGGATATAGAGTTGGGCTAGGAAAGCCTGACCACGATGACTGGTCGCAGTTTTCTATGGATATGCTTCATAGATGCACACAGGATGTGGAGATTGGTCACCTTGTCTACAATGAGTTACTTGCAGAGATTCAGGGTAACGACTGGCAAAGCGCCTCATGGCTGAACCACCGTCTCTTTGAGATATTAGGAAAGCAAGAACGACATGGATGGCTAGTAGACAGGGAGTGGATGGACTTTTGCATCCACATGGCAACACGATGGATAGATAAGATAGATCTTGTATTAGCTCCAAGACTCCCCTTAGTTCTGGTTATAAAAGAAACTAAGACTAAGGGTGAATATAAATATGTCAAAGAGCCTTTCCTGAAATCAGGAGAGTATAAGTCGAACATTATCGAATGGTGTAATACGGTGGGATGGATTCCTGAAGAACGTATTGTTGGAGGGCCATTTTCCCGAGTGTTGTACAGACCTCTTGACCCGGCGTCGAGAGTTGAAGCTATTGCTTATTTATTAGGTGATGGCTGGATTCCGAAGGATTGGAACACAGATGACGATGGTAAAAGGACGAGTCCAAAATTTACTAAGGACGACCCCTTCGAGGGTCTAACCGGACGAGAAGGGAAACTGCTTGCCAAGCGTGTCCAGATTCGACACCGTCGTTCATCTGTGGAGGGACTAATTAAGTTAATAAGGAAAGATGGGAGGATAACATCTCGCGTCACTAACTTAGCAGAGACAGGAAGAGCCACACATGGAGGTGTGGTCAATATCCCCAACGCTGAGAATTTCTTTGGTTCTTGGATGAGGAAGATATTTACAGTACCAGATGATAAGGTACTAATTGGCTGTGACGCAGATAGTTGTCAAGCAAGAATGGGAGCCAGTAGAGTTAAAAATGATGCGTACACTCGTACCATCCTCGAAGGTAACAAACAAAACAAAACAACAATTCACTTTTTAAACCAGAAGGCTTTACTTGAAGAAGGCTTAGACGTTCCGTATGGGAACTGTAAGAATCTACAATTTGCTTTTATGTTTGGAGCGACAGATAATAAACTCGGTGCTATGGTGCTTGGAGACAAGGACACTGGGGCCGCTGTAAGAAGAGCCTTGTTTAAGGCTAACCCCGGTTTGGAGGAAACCATTGAAGAGCTCACTAAAGAGTGGGAAAGCAATGCACTCGTCCGTAGTAATGATTGGGGTAAGAAAGAATACTACAATGGTTGGATTAGAGGCTTAGATGGAAGACCTATCTTTATCGACAGTCCACATAAAATCTTTGTGTATATGTTGCAATCAGATGAAGCGATTGTAATGGCGACAGCCTATGTTTTTCTATACGACTGGTTAATATCAGAAGGTTATATATGGGGAGAAGATTGGGCTTATGTAACATGGTATCACGACGAATACCAGATAGAATGTAAACCGGAACATCAGGAACGTATTAAGTTCTTAGCTGAACAGGCTATTAATGCGGCTGGTGAATATTATGACTTATACATCCCTCAAATTGGGGAGGCTGCTATAGGCAGGAACTGGAAGGAAACCCATTAATGATATTAGGAGTAGAAAGAAGAATTGAATTCTATGAATTATCAAAACCACTCATTGAGTTCTTAAACAATAATTGTCATCCACATATGTCAATTCACATCACATCAACACAGTCTACACTATTAGAGGGTATTGCCGCACTAAATACGGAAGAGCCTATAAAGGACTAAACATGGATATACAAAAAGAGCTAGACAACCTAGCTAAAGACCAACAAAAAGTAAGTAACAAATACGGGAAGCGTTTCAATCGTTTCTATCAAAACACTGTGGCTACTATCGCTAGTAACACACGTATCATTGACCAAGCTAAGCAAGCTAATCAAGTTCAGGATAAGAACTTGGTTGAAGTAGTAGAAGCTCTAGCAATAATTAACTACGAGGTATAGTATGGCTTTTAATGCAAATGAACGAAATGGTGGAGGCGGGTATACACCCCCTGAAGCCCTAGCAGCAAAGAACTACCCAGCACGTCTGGTCCAGCTAGTATTACTGGGTTTACAACCTCAACGTCCTTTTCAGGGCAATGCTAAACCCCCCGCTGAAGCAATGTATGTAGGCTATGAACTCTCTCATGAGTTTATGACGGATGAAGACGGTCAACCTGATGGCTCTAAGCCGCGTTGGGTTGGTGAGGACTTCCCTTTCTATAGCCTTGACGCTGACCGTGCAAAGAGCACGCTACGCTATCATGCTTTGGATCCCGAAGGAACTACTGGCGGCGACTGGCTTAAATTAGCCGGAGCTGCCTGTCAAGTGACCCTCACTAAAGAGCCTCGTAAAGGCCATGAAGGTCAGTTCGTCAACTACATATCAAACGTAACAGGTGCTATGGAAGCTCCCGGCTATACACAGCCCGAGCTTGTAAACCCTATCCGTATCTTTGATATTGATGAACCCGACATGGAAGTGTTCGCTAAGCTTCCCAAGTGGATGCAGGATAAGGTTTCTTCTAATCTAAACTTTGAAGGGAGTGCTCTTCAGGCAGCATTAGCGGCCTCTGGTAACACTCCAGAAGATAAACCTAAGCCAACCCCAGCACCAACCCCAGCTCCGGCTCCTTCCCAGCCAGCAGCTCCTAAAGCCCCACCTAAGCCTCCGGCTCCTAGTGCCCCCAACAGTTAAGGACCTGCTTCCTTTACTCGATGCGGATATTCTAGCTTACGAGAGCTGCTTTTCAGGACAAATCAAGGAGGAGGATGGTACAATCTCTGTACTACCCTTCTACCTTGTTTCTGATGCTGTTGACCAGAAAGTTGTAGAGTTAATGAAGACCCTAGGCACACGTCTAGAGCCAATCATGTACCTCTCAGGGGAAACCAACTTTAGGGATGACGTTGCTAAACGTAAAGGATATAAAGCTAATCGAGACCCTTCCAAGAAACCCTACCACCTAGCTAATGTACGAGCTTACATTACGTCCCGTTATAACACCTATACCTCTGTTGGCTGTGAAGCTGACGATCTCATGTGTATATCTCAGACTGAGAACCTCAAATTACCACGGATTAATTTCAATCCTGAGTTAGCTGAGACGGTTATATGTACGAGGGATAAGGATTTACGTCAATGTATGGGTTGGCATTACGGGTGGGAAGTTGGGAATCAAGCTGAGTATAAGCTCCGATGGGTGGATGAGTTGGGGACACTTACACCTACCCTCTCGGGGAAAATACTCAAATCCGGGGAACCCTCTCAGGCTCTTAAGAAGTTGGAAGGTACTGGCCTTAAGTGGTTCTACGCTCAACTCCTTATCGGAGATAGTACCGACAATATTCCGGGACTTAAGGGGGCTGGGGCTTCAAAAGCCTATGCACTCTTGGATGGACAGATGGATGAACAGGGTATGTTGCAAGTCTGTATTGACGAATACACTAAAGTCTACGGGGGTACGTGGAGAGATGAGTTGATGGAACAGGCTCACTTGGTGTATATGCTGAGAGAACGACTACCTGACGGAAGTCTTAAATATTGGGAGATACCTAATGAGATATAGACTATACGGAGATGTTTCGGTCGTTAATGAGGATGATTGGGGAGAGATGGATAACAACCTCCCTTACTACGACGACTACGCAGTAGTGGATATTCCTGATATTATCGTTGAACACATTGAGGCAGAGGTATTAGGAAAATGACGGAGTATATAACGTTAGACGACCTAATATCCTGTAGGGACGCTATGGATAGGGAGGACATTCCCTACAGGGGTAGACGTGTGGTTTATCAAGGAAAGGATGGTGGAATGTATGAGTTATCTATGGATGAGGATATGACCCTAGAACAGATCTTTAACATGCCAGATTGGTTAGTGGGGTTAATGTATAATGCCCGGTAAGAAGACACATAACGGTGGGGTATGGACTCCTGCAAGATTTAATTCGTTCATTACCTCCACACTCCGGAGGGCTACAGCTCGATGGGGACCAAAAAACGAGGCTAAGAAGTATGCTAGACATGTCTGTAAACTTCCCAATGAGAAGGGTCGACTGGTATTTCATAGTGTATGTCAACACTGTGCAAGTATTATCCCTGAGACAACATCAAAGGTAGACCACATAGACCCAGTAGTAGACCCAGCAATAGGTTTTACTACGTGGGATGATAAAATCGAGAGAATGTTCTGTGAGGTAGAGGGATTTCAAGTGCTATGCCCCTGTTGCCATGATGAAAAGACAGCTTCGGAGAGGAAAGTCTCTACGGAGAGGAAGAGGAGGGAGCGTAATCAAGACGTGTACTAAGTGCGGGTAACAGGTTAGCTAAAGGGCAATTAGTTATTTAAATACCAATAATTGAGGAAGGAGAGATCAATTGGAACAGAACGAAAACGAAGAGAGCGAGGTGTTTTATGCACATAACAATACGAAAACGAATCCGTCATTATTTAACGACGTGGAAGAATCAGATTTACGTCATGCTAATCGCGGCGCAATTATGGCTAATATATTTGAGCGATTCACTACGGAGAATGCAGCAGGGGTTAAGCAATTACTCCCTAAAGACTTCTCCACTATGACTAGGGACATGGATGCCTACCTAACAAGTATCCCCAGTCCTGAACGTGGAAAGGCCAAGCAGTATATGAGAAAGCACTTAACGGAAAGAGGTTATTATGCAGCCTAAAATATTACATCTGGATATTGAAACGGCCCCTGTATTAGCGTGGGTGTGGTCCCTCTTTAAACCTATGATTGCCATAGGGCAGATAGAGAAAGACTGGCACATGCTCTGTTGGGCAGCTAAGTGGCACGGTAAGAAGGGAATCATTAAGGACGCTATCTGGTTTCATACAGGTAACGGTAAGTTCTCTAAGAAAGCTGAACTTAAGATGGTTAAACATCTGTGGGATATGCTAGATGAGGCAGATATCGTTGTCGCTCATAATGGAGACCGCTTTGATGTAGCTAAGGCTAATGCTAAGTTCTTTGAGTATGGCCTTACACCACCAAGCCCCTTCAAGGTTGTTGATACATTGAAGGTAGCTAGAAGTCGATTTAAGTTCACCTCTAATAAGTTAGATTATATTATCAAACTGAAAGAGAAAGGTGGAAAGCTTAAAACAGATTTTGACTTATGGCTAGATGTCATGAAGGGGGACGTTAAACAATGTAAGCGTATGTTGAAGTATAACATTGAGGATGTGATAATCCTTGAAGAGATATACATTGACATGCTTCCTTGGATAAGTAATCACCCTAACGTAGGGGCGTACAGTGCCAAAGAAGTCGTACAGTGTTCAGCCTGTGGTTGTGAAGAGGTTCAGTATAGAGGGTTCTCATATACAACTGCTAGTAAATTCCAGAGGTTCCTTTGTAATGGATGTGGACATTGGGGACAGCTTGGACGAAATTTATTACCCTCATCAAAGAGACAGGAGCTTGGACGAAATGCAGCAAAATAAAGGACCTTTTATACCCATAAAAGCGCTAAGCGAATCGGAGCTGGCTATGTATCAGGAGAGCTCTAGTATACCAAAACCTACATTAAACAACGGACTCACCGCTTCTTACTATGAACTCCCTGAAGGGGCAACCGAGTTGAAGCATCTTATCTTCTATAAGGCCATGAACGGCCAGATAGCTGAGATATTCCGGAGTACCTATCGGTATGAGGATTGTCCTCACAGTGATAAGAGACGTAATCTGAATAAGATTATAGCTTACGCTCAACAGGAGCTAGAGAGGTTAGATCTTTATGAAAAATGAAGAAGACTTACTAGCTAGTTTGCTATACGCATCTAGCTTCTTAGATGAAGCCCCTACCGCTATCCGATTAGCTGGTGAGTGGTATGATGTCACTATCGGTATTGGTAAAGACCATACAGCCCGTATTCTGATTGATGGAGATTCGCTTAGAGCCCTCTATAAAGATCGGGCAGAAGATTATAAGGAGGTTATTTTATGAAGAACTATAAGAAAATATCAAAGAAGTGGATTGACCCTAACTCCACAGGGTTCATCTTTTCAAGAGTTGAGAAACAAGATGGGCGTTCATGGGCAGAACTGAAACTAGGGGATTGCTCCCGTATCGTTTCCTTTGATGTGTACGTGGACAGCGAATTAGATAGAAAGGCTACTCTAAAGAAGGTCGACCTGATTATCAAGGAGATGAGTCTGTTCCGAGATCGGGTGGCTGCTTTATGATAATTAGTCCAGAGAGGGATGACCGACTAACCCTCTTTGCTAAAGAGACCCTCAAGGACCGATACCTCTTGGAGGGGGAGACCCCTCAGGATGGCCTCCTGAGAACTTCTATGGCTTTCTCAGACGATGAGGCTATGGCTCAGAGGATATACGACTATTCGAGTACTCAATGGTTCTCATTCGCTTCCCCCGTTCTGTCCAACTCACCTGTACGGAAGGTTTTTTATGAAGATTTCAAAGAGAATTTTTCAAGCTACGCTTTTGACACTTCTCGTGGTTTCCCCGTTTCTTGTTTTCTCAATTATGTTCCCGATAGCCGAGGAGGTTTGGGGGACCATTACACAGAGAACATCTGGCTCGGAAGCTCAGGTGGTGGTATTGGGGGGTACTGGGGTCATGTTAGAAGTGACGGAACTAAAACTTCCCACGGCTCCAGAAGTACCGGGTCAATCCCCTTCCTCAAAATCGTTGACCCTCAGATGCTTGCTGTGTCACAAGGTGTCACAAGAAGGGGTAGCTACGCTGCTTGGATGGATGTCTCCCACCCAGAGATACTCGAGTTCATCGACATCCGCAAACCTTCTGGAGGAGACATCAATAGAAAAACACTAAACCTCCATCATGGTGTTAATCTACCTAATAAGTTTATGAGGATTATCGAGGCATGTGAAAACCATCCTGATGCAAGCCATGACTGGGAGCTCATTGACCCCCATAGCAAGAGGGTCGTTGAAGTGGTTGATGCTCGTAAGATATGGGAGAAACTCTGTGAAACCCGGATGCAAACTGGTGAGCCCTACTTAGCCTATATTGATACAATTAACGAGGGGTTACCTGAAGAGCTAAAGAACGCCGGTTTAAGGGTTCATCACAGTAACTTATGCAGTGAGATAACCCTACCGACTAATGAGTATAAGACAGCCGTATGCTGTCTTTCCTCGGTCAACTTAGAGAAGTGGGATGAGTGGAAGGATAGTGAACTATTTATTCAGGACTGTATACGGTTCCTCGACAATGTTCTGGAATACTTCATACAGAATGCACCTGCTGAGATGTACAAGGCGGTACACTCCGCTACTGAGGAGAGGAGTTTAGGCTTAGGGGCCTTAGGTTGGCACTACCTTCTTATGAAGAATAACACGCCATTCGAGGGGGCCATAGCAAGTGGTTTAAATAGAAAAATATTCAGGCATATTAGTGATGAAGCAAAGGCAGCTACGAGGGTCCTCGCAGAAGAAAGGGGGTCTCCGAAGCTTCTTGAGGGCTCTGGGAAGAGAAATGCCCATCTACTTGCTATCGCCCCTAATGCTAGTAGTGGCATTATCTTGGGGACTAGCCCTAGCATTGAGTGTATTAGTGCCAATATTTTTACTCATAAAACTCTGTCAGGTTCTTGGACAGTAAAGAATAAGTATTTAGACGATTTATTGCTTGATAAGCTTGGAGACGAAGCTAAGGTGGTCGAGACATGGAAGTCAATACTCGGTAATGAGGGGAGTGTTCAGCACCTAGACATCCTAGACGACTGGGAGAAGGACGTGTATAAGACAGCCTTTGAGATTAACCAGCGATGGGTGGTCGAACATGCGGCGGATAGACAGCCCTTCATCTGCCAAGCCCAGTCTCTCAACCTCTATATGGAACAGGACGTTCCTATTACTTTCGTTCATAGCGTATTACTAAGTGGCTGGAAGAAAGGGTTGAAGACTTTCTATTATCAACGGACTAAAGCTCGGAGGAGGGCAGAAATGGTGGGAAGTAAAGTTGAACGGGTCTACCTAGGGGGTGATGAGAGGTGTCTAAGTTGCGAAGGTTAAACGATAGCCGGGAGTATTACAAGCCTTTTGACTACCCCTACGCCTTTGAGTATTACAATGAGCAGAACAAGATGCACTGGACGGCTGAGGATGTTCCTCTCCATGACGATGTAAGGGACTTCAAGAAGGCTAGTCCCGAGGAGAAGAACCTCCTTCAGCAGTTGTTCAGGTTCTTTGTACAGGGGGATGTAGACGTAGCTAGTGCTTATTACGAGAGATACATCCCATACTTCAAAGCCCCCGAGTTGCGAATGATGCTAGGAAGCTTCGCAGCAATGGAAGCTGTGCATCAACATGCGTATAGTCTTCTCTTAGATACTATAGGTATGCCTGAGACCGAATATAAGGCGTTCTACGGGTATAAAGAGATGGTTGCTAAGCATGAGTATGTCTTTGCTAAGAGCGAGCTTACAGGGGCTCCCGCTATGGCTAAGGACATTGCTGTATTCTCTGCCTTCACTGAGGGATTACAGTTGTTCAGTAGCTTCATCATCCTCCTAAACTTTCCAAGGAACGGTAAGTTCACAGGGATGGGTCAAATCATTACATACTCAATACGGGACGAGACGCTTCATGTGGAAGGTTTGATAAGAACTTTTCATGAGTTGATTAAAGAGAATCCTGAGGTATGGACGGATGAGTTTAAGGCTGTTCTCTACCAGATATGTAGAGATATGGTTAAGCTTGAAGATGATTTCGTAGACTTAGTGTTTGCTCTGGGGCCTCAAGAGGGTTTATCAGCAGAAGAGGTGAAGGGGTATAACAGGTATATTGCCGATAGACGGCTTCTCCAACTAGGTCTTAAACCTAATTACGGGGTTAAGGATAACCCCCTACCTTGGGTTGATGAGATACTGAATGGTGTTGAACACATGAACTTTTTCGAAGGGCGTTCTACTGAGTATTCCAAGAACTCCATGACTGGTAGTTGGAATGATGTATGGGACAATCAACAAAGCCGTATTGACCTCATTGGTCTCAACGGAAATGATGGAGAACACTATGAGAACAGTAGCGATTAAGAAAGACCTAGGTCGTGGAAGATTTGAACGGTTTGCTGTAGAAAAGGATGTCTATTACTACATACGTCAGATTGAAGTGGCTTTAAGTTCGGAGATTGGGAGGGAACGGTTAAACGAAGACTATCCTGAAAGGTTTCCACCATTGAGAGGGACATGTATCACATAGTATACAATAACTCCTGTAATGTCTACTATAAGATACAATTAATTATCCGGAGGGTAATGATATGGACAACCTTGAGTATGAAGCAATGCTGCTAGGACAACAGCTTTGCTGCTTAAAGAGAACAGCTAATGATTTAGGGGTTAGTTGGGATAAGATACAAGAACATTCCCTATATGAAAATGAACGGTATTTAAACGCAAACTTTGGAGAGATGTTAAATGAGCAACACAGTAACGATACGTAAAGGAGATGTGGTTGAAGTGTACGAGGATGTACTAGGCCACCAAGTAGGTAATGGAGCAATCCAGATTCTTATGATGAATGGTAACAACCGTATCATCTTCTCTCCTGACGATATTGACGTAACCCTTGATGAAGCTGGTAACCAGAAATTCATGGAAGAGTACGCCAGTAAAGTTCGAGAGGCAGAGCTTCAGGCTGCTGCTGCTGAGAAGATGAATACTAAGGATGCCCGACCTGTTGAAGTACAGGTCAAAGGTACTGGTCCCAAGCTAGTCTCTTAGAATAAAGGGTTAGACACAGAAAAGGGGAACACTCAACAGGCTTAATAGCTTGCTGGGTGTTCCCCTATTTTTTCGTCTACGATTTAGTAGGCTTACGTTTCTTCTTACGCCCACCTGTCTTACCGTTATCAGCACGGTTACTAGAGGCCGACTTCACTCTGAGATTACCTTTACCATTACCCCCACCATCCTTCATCTTCTTCTTATGGTCCACGTCCTTACTATCCCCTTTACTCACAACCCCCTTCTTCTCCATAGCGCTACGAGCCGCATTCCGCTTAGCTCGATTCTTCTTCTGGGTAGGAGAGCTGTTGTACACTCTCTGTCGCTTAGAGTCTGCTGTCGCAGTAGCCTTCTTTTTACCATCACCAGACATGTTAGTACCCCTTACTTGAAGTAATACGCTTGGGCTTAACTACCTTAGGCGCTGGCATCTTTAACTTAACCTTAGCTTTAGGTGGATTCTTAACACTGACTTTCTTCTTCATTTCTTATTCCCTTTCTTTTTCTTAGCAATCTGTTCAGCCACCCTCTTACGGATAGCCTCCCTCTGAGCCTTAGCCTTGGCCGGGGATGTCTTAGGGACAGGGGACTTCTTCGTAGAAGCTTTCTTCTTAGCAGCCCGCTTCTTAGCCGACACCTCTGACAACTCCTTCTGTGACTTAGCTCCAATATCCTCTCTATGTTTAGCGACCTTCTTCATTGTCATACTCAACAGTCCTGCCATTATCTCTTACTCCAAAGTTCTTTAATTCCAATCCACATCCTAGATGGTGTGGGTAATAGTAAAAATAACATAGCTAATAGGTAGGGGAACCACGGATTAGCTTCATTTATGATGTTAGCGGTCTGGGTTAAGGTCTCCGCAGTATTATGCGTTGTCTCCTTACTCCCGACTACCTCCGTAGCTATTTTCTTATCCCCAACAACCAACTCTGCATCCAGTGAGGGTCCAGAGCTGGGGGATATCACAGACTTAATTATATCGAGGGGAGAACAAGCAACTAATGATAGCATTGATACGAGTAATATGATTTTAATTCGCACGATACCCTCTCATCTCTAAATCAACAACCCTTGTCTCCAACAACTCGTGTCCTCTCTCTAAGTGGTCTAGCCTAACACCCATCTCTCCAGCAGAGACATTCAAACTATTAACAGACTTAACAACAGAAACTACGCTTGTATCCACCTTCACTAATGTAAGGTTAATCATCGTAGCAGCGACTCCTCCTAATAGAATCATTAGGGATAGAAGGACATTAGTGATACTTAGTAACCTCTTTTCAGTGTAATTTCGCCTAGCCCTAGCCTGACGGGCCCTTTGTTTCATTCAGAGCCTCTCTTCGATATAAACCCTCGTAAGATTTGCTCCAATACACTGATCGGAGTATCCCTATACATTAGATGGACTGTCTGCAAAGCTCGTTCAGGAGTCTGTTCAGTAGCCCACTTACTGTCAAGGATATTAGCTTGAGCTGCTAACCAGTCTACCCTTGTATTCGTCTTAATGGCTTTCTTAATTGAGGTGTTCGCCTCAGGCCACTTAGGAACATTCACACCTTGATACATCATCGCTGTTACAGCAGCCAGAGGACTACCATTTAATTCTGGGTAGGCTGTCTGGGCTTTAGCCTTATGAGCTTTCAGGTCCTGTTGGAACAACTCCTCTGCCTGCTTATCCGAGATACCCTCTTGATAGTCAACCTTCTCCCCTCTGATTTCAATCTCCCCAGAACTCGCTTCAGACTTGGTTAGTTTATGGCCATATGCTAAAGTGTCTGTCCCCAACTCTTTACTCTTATGAGGTTTCCAAGTGCTTCCATCCCAACCTGATGTTTCAGGGGGGAGGTTCTTATTATTCTCAAAGGTTTTCAAGTTCGCTTCAAAGTTACCTGTAAGCGCCTGTACTGGGGTATCCGGTAAGGAACCTTGTAAAGGGCTAGTAGCACTAGGGGTAGGAGTCTCCGTGAAGCGTTCGGGCTTAGAGGCGGCCTCAGGGGGTTCATCCTCCATACCTACGTTAATCTCAAACTCTCCCCTCATATAACCGTTAAAAGCATCATTCCCATCTACATACTGACTCTTCACATGATTCCATGACCAAGGCTGTTTGCTAATCATACGATGCATAGCCCTAAGGTCCTGAGAATGCTCTTGCATAGCATCCGGTAGATTCAGGATCCAGTTCGGATTCTTATTAGGACGGAGGCTAACTCTGGGGTTACCATGAGCAATTCCGTCTACGGCTGGCATAGGTGTCTCAGCTTCAGCGTAGATAACTTCATCTTCAGCACCGACCATCTGCTTAATACGGTCCATCTTATTCTTAGCAGCAACCATAGCTACGTTAATCTCACTACGTAACACTCCATTCTTAGGGGCGCTAATCTGGGCATCCGTAGTACTGTAAGCTTGTAGAGACATAGCCGGGGCCAAGTCATAAGCTTTCTTTAGATTGACTTTAAGCGCGGGATTCTCCTGAATTGTTGGAGATGTCACGTAGTCAAGACCAGCAGTTGTGCCACCAAGAGTTATCGTTGATAAGATTAGGGCGGCTACATCCGTATTCATAGGGGGTTTTCCTTTATGATAATTAGTGACAGCCCTCAGTCTATCAGCGGAACTCGTTATCTTAGCACCTGTGCCTTCTCCAAAGAATGCATCAAGGTTCCCTATATTCTGTAATCCACCTTGTCCTATTACGGCCTCTAGGAATACAGGGGATGTTGCGTTAGCTACGTGATACTCTGGGAATAGTGCTACGGACTCTTGAAAGATAAGGGATTTTAACTGACTATCCCGACCTTCATTGAGTTTAGTCATATCCTCAGAAGAGACATACGCTTGCATTCCTTCAAACCACACCTTGAGTTCTTCACGGGCCGACTCTCTCTCAGCTTTACCAAGACCTGTGTTAGCGTTAATTTCTTCTAACATACCTCGGTTCTGCTGAGACAGGGTTCTGTTAACAGCTTGGAGGTTATCCGCAGTTAATCCTTTTCCACCATTAGCAGAACTCAACTGAGCTATCTGGAGGGAGACACCCCGTGCCGCACTGTTTCGGAGTAATCCACCCACCTTAGAGAATTCCTCTCCGTTGAGGGACCTGTCCTGTTTAATACGATTGAAGTGAGCCAACTCTATCTTAGACTCAGCTTCAGCCTTAACTTCACGTCTAGCAGTGACCTCGGGGATACCTACAGCAACAGCTCCGGCTATCTGACCTTCATGTTCAGCAACCGCTTTAACTTTTTCAGCATCAATAGCCTGTTGCTTAATCTCATCAGGGGTGAAAGGAAAGGCTTCCTGAACAGCTCCCTTCCCACCACCTGTAAGACTTGAGGCGGCATCTAGAAATTCTCCTCGATAGAGAGCGTTAATAGGATTGGAAAGCTGTTGTTTCAAATTCAACATCCGTCTCCCACGAGCCTCAGACGTACTAATCTCTCCTCGGTCTCTAAGTTCTAAGAGAGTTCTGTCGTTCCGTGCGAATTCAGAGAGAGCTCTATCCTTGACCTCCTTCTGTGTACGTTCAGGTACCGGACCGCCAGCATTGTCCATTGCAGCGCCTATCTGTTCGTCAAGGCTCCGCTGTGTTGCGTCAGCTTGATTATTAATGTCAGCCTGAGATAAGCCTTCTCCAGTGACTTGTTCAGCAGAACTCTTAGCGTATGCTTTTCCTCCGGCTGATACCCCACCAACAAGGGTATTTAGCATACCCTCCCTAGCGTCTGGGCGTTCTCTAGCCGTAACCTGTTGAAACTGTGTCTGGGGAGCAGAAAGCTTCCCTTTATCAAACTCTGCCATTACTCTCTCTCAGCTCGCTTTCTTGCAAGGGTTGCATTAAAAATATCCATATCGTCTTGTAATCTATTCTGGTCTTCAATCATCCACTTATACATAAGATTGTTCTGGTCGAACTGACGCTTCATAGTCTTATCCCGGATGAGATTGAGGAGTTTAAGCTGTTCAGCTGGTCCGTATTTCTTAAGCATTGAATTAATCATACGAGAATATAAGGAGGTTTCCTGTACATTCTTAGCAGTAAGCATACGTGTGTTCACAATACGTAAGATAACATCTGCATCCGTATCACCGAATGTGGAGAACTCTACCGCACTATCCTGAATCTCTTGATTGATCTCATAGATATCAGTCCCCTCTGTAGGCTGAAATCCGAAGGAAGCCATCACAGCTGTCTTCTTATTCATAGTTTCCCAATCCCACTTATACTTCCCATCAACAATAAAGCTAGGGTTATCAGATAGAATGTGAGAGGAGTACTTCTTAAAGTTCTTTGTGACAGAAGGTATGTCGGAAGCTGCTTCAAGTAACACAGCCCCCATCGCCTCAATATCCTGAATGGATATGTCTGTATTTATTGGATCAATCAAATCAAAAGCTTCTGCTAAGTACTGACCATTTCTCCAGTACTTATCTGCTACATTAGCCGAAGGCCCAAACCATTGCCAAGACGCTTTAGCATGTGACAAGGAATCAAAGCTCTTCTTGAGAACATCACCACCTAAGGTCATACGCTCTGAGAAGTTGATGTTCATGTCCATCATACCGTTAGTCATCCAACCCATCACCCCGTGCTTACCGGCTAGAGTCTCATTCTCAGTAAGGTCTTCTGGATGTATGCCGAAAGTATCTAGTACCGTAGCCAGAACAAACTCACCAGCGGGTACACCTACAACCCCCGTGGCTACGGTAGGTATAATCCCAATCCTGAGCTTCTCAGCCGAAGTGAGTTCATCAGTACCCCCCATCATTTTGGGAAGAACCTTCTCAAAATACTTAGAGATAATCTGTTGGAACTGTAAAGGAATCGCTTTAAAGCCCTTGTTCATATCACTTTGATTAGAACGGGACATATTTAAACGGTACTTCTCAGCCCACATACTTACTTCTTCTAAGGCTTCTACTGAGTTTGGGTCAATCTTTTCAAGGTTGTGTACCTTCTTGTAACGAGACACAGCCGTAGCAAATGCATAGCGAGTGTTAGCTAATTCCCCCATTTTATAGAATAAGGTGTGATTTGCTACTACTTTACGTAACATTCCAGCATCGTACGGAAGATTCTTAGTGAATACGCTCGTATAATCAGCATTACCCTGAACAACCGACTCCCTAAAGCCGCTCTTAGACCAGAGTTCGTAATTATCCACATAGTCTTCAAGACCGTTAGTTCTGAACCACTTCATCATCTTAGCCTGAGCAATAGGGTCAGAAGCGTATGTATCCATAGCTGTCCAACCGAATTGTCTAGCAAGGTGGCGAGGGGCTCCAATAGGGTCTAGAGCAAAGCCGACTAATGCACCTGAGTACTGAACAATTAGTTGGGCCGGGTTATACATACCAAGTAGGTGGTTGAATGTAATCCCACGAATCAAATCCTGTGGCTGTACATTCTTAGCAGCTTTCTGGTAAAAGAACTTAGGGACTCTATCCCAACCCGGAACCTTCTTCATAATGTCTGCTTCAAAGAAGCTACCAACATTCTTCCAACGGTTAGCCATATTAGCTTCGTCCGTAGTTGGAACCATGTTAACAAAACTAACTTGGTCGTGAATACCCTTCAGCATCTTGTATTCACGAGAGCTCTCAGCCATACCACCCCCTGAGGCTTCCTGTAAGACGTTCTGCAAGCTTAAACCCTTTTTATTGACCCCTAGGCTCCTAGCGAAAGCTAGTAGTCTCTCCTCAGCTCCTATTCGGTATAAAGAGGCTGGGTACTGACGACCAATGTGGTTGATGTAATGTTGCATAGCTTCAAAGCTATCTGCAAACTCAGCATCACCAGCGCCTACAAAGGGGAGTTCCTCAGACTTACGAGCTCCGGAGTACATACCACCATGTGTGGAAGCTATGTCCGACATACGTTGTTCAGCGGAAAGCTCCCGGTCAAAGTGAAAAGAGAAGTCCTCAGGGTTATCTTGTTGTCTAATCCATGACTCAGCCCCCTCCTGTGTATCAGAGTAGGCGGCTGTTGTCTTAACTTGGTGACCCGGAGCGCCGGAAAGACCGATGTTCTTATCTTTCTTGATGAACCAGTAAGCACCAGTACGCTGTTTAGGAATGTATCCCTCTATGCGATGGATAACCTGCTGACCTCGAGGGCTCACAATTTTCTTATTCTTTACGAAGGCCCACTGTGTTTTAACCTCACCTTTCTGGAATAAACCAGACTGAGAGTGATTTCGAGCTAAGACATATCCCTTGTCATAGGCTTCCTGTAACATCTCCTTAGTTAGGCCAGAGCGGTTCTTAAGAGCTAACAAGCCACCCTTCATCTCAACACCGGTAAGGGTGAGACCTCCATCTGGGACGAGGATGTGACGGCTATCTGAATCAACTTGCTTCCATGCGGTATTACCTGCTTGCCAAGAGTGATAATTTCTTACGGGTAGAACACCGTCAACTCCGTCATACAAACTAACATTGTTGGCTAATAGGTTGTCTACGATTTGTTTGTTCTTTAATCGGTATAGTTTCTCGACGATATTACGGACACCAATATAAGCCGTAGCTTCTTTAGAGGTGAGGTCACGACCTGTAATACCGTTCTTTAATTCATTGAATGTAAAGGTTTTTCCTTTCTTGGCTCCGTCAATAAGGGCGTGGTTTACATTAGCTGCTGATTTCTTAGCGTTAAACCCCGTAAACGTCATAGATTTATCAAGGCCCTTAAAGGCATCAATCATCATTGAGTCAAAAGCCTGAGCCGTCATCTCTTGTTTACGAGACATCGACTCAACGTCTGTCACGAACCACTGTCTGATGCTACCACGAGACTTCGCATTCATGTCGAGGGTAAGCCAGCCTTTGTCGACCCACTCCTCTACAGGCGCTCTCATCTCTCCGAAGTCATTAACAGTGAAGTTAACAGTCTTCTTACCTGATTTTTTACGGAGTCTGCCTATAGAGTCTTGATATGCCTCAGTCCAATCCATCTTGAATCCAGTCTCATCAAACTGTTGGACATTAACCTCAATCATACCGGGCTTAGCTAGCTGTTCAATCTCAGCAGCCTTCATAGCATCGTCCATAGCACCCCTATCCAGTATACCATGTCTTGCCATACTATCTGTAACGGCCTTAAATCGCGCCTCCTGCATTTCTAACATACTTGATACCACTGCCGCATCATCATCGGCTACGCCCGTTAGAAGAGCTCCTACGTCGCCTCGCACTAAGGGATTGACAGCATCGGCTGTCTGAGCCTGAGTAATACCAATCTTAGCAGCTGCTTCAGGGTGTGCATTAGCTTTAGTAATGACTTCGGCAGCGAGGTCAGGGTCCATACGTCTAATTGTGTTAACGACAGAAGCACCTCTAGCCAAACCCTTCCCTAGGTTCACAACAGCCTTACCGACCATCGTTATATCAAAGTTATCTAAATTCTGAAAAACATGACTAACTGATGTATTAAAATCTCCACCGATAATAGATGTGGCAATTTCATTCCGAATAAACTCATTATCAGAAGCATTAGGAAGATGTGTAGAAAGTAAATCTAGAAACTGCTTCTGTCCATTATCATCTAAGTCCCAAAACATATTACGGAGCTTTACGATACTAGACGTAGGGTCAGCGAATGTTGCCATGTGTTCATCAGGACCTGAGATGAAGCCCATGTCACTTAAGAGCTTGGTATAACCTGCACCACTTCTCTTAGGGATTAGAAGACCGCCAATGTTAGAAGTAATCTCCCCGACAGACATCTCATCAAAGCGTGGGGTAAAGTCAGCCATGACCTCCCTCATCTGCATCTGGACAGCCTGTTTTGTGACTTGGTCCTCTGGGAGGCCGATACTCTGAGGCATCCCTTTAACCGTTTCTACATAATTACCGTGTATAGGGGTATCAGGAGCTAGGTTTTCATTTAGGCTACTAACTTCCTTCTGGATTTGTTCCGGCTCTAGGTAACCAAGCTGTTTATCAATAACTGATAGACGCTCATCCGTAGTCGTCTTAGTCCAAGCATTCATCTGAGCTTGACTGTCGTTACTCTGGATAGCTTGCATATAGGCCGTAGCAGGGTCCTTATCATTAGCAATCGCTGTTAATGACCGGGTAACCGCCTTCTGATGCGTCTCATTACTTGAGACTTCTTCCGTGATAGGAACCTGAGTCATATTAGGTCTATCTTCTGATATATTGATTTGAGCCATTATTATTCCTATTTAAACCCCGGCTAGACGAAGTGCTGACCCTGAGAGGATTTCTCCAGAACTCTTTCTATTAGCATCAAGTATACCCTGTTGAGCATTAGTCTGAAAGCTTCCAGAAGCAACCGCGTTATTAATACTCCCAACATTAGTTCCTAGCTGAGCTTGGAGACTATCCCCAGCGGCTATCGCGGAAGAACTACCTGTTTGACCAGAGCTTGCGGATTCATTCTCCACAGCAGCCTGTCTTACACGGGCCTCTGCTATCTGAGCCCGTCTAGACTTTCTTGCTTGATTAGTTCTGATGGCGTTCTCAACGTTAGCAGCCTTCTTCTGAGCATCCTCAACGCGGGTAGCCCGCTTTTCTTGTTCTTTAATGTTATAAGCCGTTGTACCAACAATTGCTATAGTTAAGGCCACTTTATTCTCCGATATACTTAGAATAGATAATTTCTTGTTTATCCATTCCTAATTTTTCACACAGTTTTTCAAAAGGGAAGGTTGTCTTCATATGTAGCAGCATGACAGAACAACCTATATTCTTTAATTCTTTTTCCACGTATTTAAGCATCCGATAGGCTACTGTCGTCCCCCGGTATTTTGGATGAATAAAGAGTATATCGTTTTGAGCAAACTTATGATCTTTATAGTGAGGGTGTGTGATAATAAAAGAGATGAAGTATCCAACTAGCTTCTCCTCATCTCTTACTACTACGATATGTAACTTATCCTCTAAATCCATTAGGAAGTATGCTTCATAGTCAGGATTGAAAGCTATTACATCCTTATACATAGCTATCTCTTCCCAGTGCTGTACTAATGTTTCTTGTAATTCTAGTACTAGGTTAGTGCTTATCTTTTCTACGTTGTATTTAATCATCCTTGTCACTTCCTTAATGGTCTTATTATACTATAGTATATAGTCGAAAGCTCCAAAATACCCTGAAAACTTTATACGTCATCCGCTAATTCAACTTCCATACCCCAACCGTATAGGTACATATCCTTACCGGGAGAAGAAGAAAATTTAACACTTAAAGCTTTTCCACTACCCCTAACCTTATTCCGTGTTGTTATAACATCAAAAGAGAATATATGAGAGTTGTCTAATGCAAAGAATCTTGGTAGACGGTACACCTCGACTTCTGTAGCCCATTTTCCAGATAAAGGGTCATTAGTCCACTCCCATTGAACTTGCATTTTACAGCTCGATTCTCCGATAAGGGTTACTGCCCCTACACCATCTTCAGACCACCCTGTCTCGGTTCTCTTTGATTTAACAGATAGATAAGGAAGACATTTATCTCGGGAACTATCCCCACCTGTTAGGTATCCCGTTAGGATGTGGGCTTCAGCATCAGTTCCACCAGAGATAGCTGGAAAATCGATAAAGGTCGTATCTCTGTAACTAGCTCCTCTGAAGTTTTCATCTGTACCAACGGTATGGGCTGTCCAATAATACATTGAAGAGTGTGTCTTCTGTTCAGCGGTTGATGGAACCAGACGTTTTAGAGAGCTTACTGCGGAAGTTATAAAAGGACCGGTGGTTATATTCTTTGGGTAAAGAGTTCTTTTAGTAAAGGATGTTTTTAATACATCAAACACCAACTCCCTATCAAAGTAATAGTCACTAGCTTTTGGTGTTTGAGTATACAGCCAGAGGGCCTTTTTACCAATACGGTCGTAGACCCCCCGTGCAAGTCGTTTCTGAGCATCCGGAATCTCCCCGTAGAAACTCTGAATCGTAGTCCCGGTGATATTAGTGGCGATACCCCTTAATGTAGATTCACTTAAACTAATTCCGTAAATACCCTCAGTCGACCAGTAACCTATGAAGTTACCCCCTGTTACGATGGAACTAACACCGATAGCCCCTGAATCTGTGATTTTCTGAACGGACTGGGATGTAGCAGAGAAGGTTGTATCTCCACCAAAAATTTCCCACACCCCATTAGAGGCGAACACAAAAAGAGACGATCCTAGGGGGACTGTTTTGAATATACGACCGGCCTCAGGAATTGATATGAAACCACCATCACTAGCTAGCGTGTCACTAAAATCCTCAGAAGTTGGATCGTTTCTTGAATGACAAGAACCCCATCGACTCCAGTCCTCAGAAGCTTGGCTATATAAAACCATATTCCCAATAGAGGGTGTTCTTGAATCTCCACCGGTGAGGCTACTTTCGTTTAGTGTGTACCAGATACGGCCCGCAAATGCAGCCACAGAGGAGATATACCCTGAAGACTGATCCGTCGTTAGGGATCCTGTTCCTGCTAGGGGAATAGAACCAAAGTATCTTCCCAGACTTGAGGTATTATTATTCCGGATAAATACGTCAATGACTACCCGGCCTTGGGGGGCAGGTGTTGTACCGAAATGGTTTTTACTGAATTCCCAAGGGGAAAAAGCACCTATGTTATCTGTTTGAAAACCCCCCGGCTCAATCGTAGTAAGCTTGGCTGACCAGACAAGGTCGGCATTAGAAGGGTACACAAGAATACTACTAAAGGTGAAACCAACGGGGTCTCCGTATGTAGATGGGGATGACCCCATTTGATCCCCGACGAGTCTCAATGAAGCAGTAAATCCTTGATTACGCAAGTTGTATGCATGGTTTTTTGTGAGGGACGTTGACCGGGTATCTACCTCTAGGCCATCCTCAATCCCCCATATATCTCGAACTTGTAGGCGATACAATGTCCATGTCACGGTTGTTCCGTCATAGTCAAGAGTAACTACATTATCCTTTCCCGCCGCAATGATGAGCCGTCCATAAGCCGCCGTATACTGGAAGACCTTCGTAGAAGAGGCATACGATGATGATAATGTTAGGGTCTGTTGTAGGACATCTGTAGGGTCCCCATCTTCTAAATTATAGAAGTATAAATCCAGTCCATGCTGATATACCGCTAAGTTCTGTGTTCCGTCATTCCCTGCACTTAGCCAAGCGAACGAGGAGGTAGCTTTTCCACTAGCGACTAATGTCTGTGTCTGGGTTAGAGTGTGAGCAGCATCAGTCCACGCCATCCCAAAACGTCGCTGGCGGGAGCCGTCAATATTAATATTAACATTGTTCTCATCAATAGATGCATTCTCTGGGAACGTTAATGGGTTCGCCTCCGTAATAAAACCCTTAGTGAAGTTGTTATACTCAACTGATACGTTTTTCCTCGCCATCTTTAGCTACCTTTACCTTCTTCTTACTTTGTTTAAGACCCTTACTCGGGGCCGGAGATTCTTGTAGACTATCTACTTTAACTAAAGCCTCCCCCAGTTCTGCCATTAACGAGGTATCAAGACCCGCTAATGGGTTCCTTTGAGGTATAGGGTCGTTTGTTGGTGCTCGGGGGTAAATCTTATTACGAGTCTCTCCAGACACCCACCCATCAATAGCCTTCTGAGCCTTCGCCTGACTTCCATAGAGACCGTTTAGGTAACCGGGGATGGGACCACCTTCGTTAAACTGGAGCCTTAACATATTCGTAAAGGTCTTATCTGGGACCGCTTGTAAAATCTTTAAGGGGACCCTGCTACTATTCATTCCATTTGTGCTCATGACGAACTCCTTGCTCCGAATATTGAATACCTTCTGTTAGTGCCACCAGATTTTCCACTATTACGTCCATAGTTCTGGTATCTTATACCCGTCTGGGCAACACCATGTGTCTGGGATAAATGTCTCTGTTGGCGTATTGCTGTTTGCTCTGTCTTCTTGATTAACGCATCCTCCTTTCTGGCCTGAGAGTATGTTGAAGCCTCAGCGAGTAAGTAAGAGAACATCTCCGACGGTAAATCTGGAACGAAGCTGTCTGAGACAGACCAAGTCGGGATTAAGAATAAAGAGATTTGAGTATTATTTCCTTGGAGAGTCGACTCTATAGTTGAATCAAAAGAATCCATAACTATATGTTTATCGTCAAAAGAGGTGAAGAATGTTGGATGTGAATCATTCTTAATTGTAATTATAGCTCCATCCGTGTCTGTTACTAATTGGTAATTGGCGAGAGTGTTGTCGCGTTGATTAACATAGTGGATAAATTCGTCTGGAAACATAAAGGAAACCGGGGTCATATACCTACGGTCACTTCCAGCTTTTTTATTATTGTACATGAGCTGCTCCATTTTAGAAGCATTCTCGGGGATTATTAGGTGGGTAGGTTTAATTAATTCAGATAGGCTAGTTAGTGTTGTTAATTTTCTAAGAAACTGCCAGTCTTTCCTACTGATAATGTCGTAATATGCAACTTTGATGTCATTAGCTATCTGGAGACTCTCAACTGAATCAGATATACTGTTTACATCCTCACCATCTACGGCGCTCAGGACATCCTGAGTTAATTCAAGTAATGTTTGCTTCAAGGGATACCTCCAATAAAAAAGGGGAGACCGAGCATTCCCAATCCCCCTATTCAGTTATACCTGCTTGATCTCAACAACAATCTTACAAGAACCTAACACTCCACTATCCACAAGGGTGGTATCAAGAGCTATATCTTCAGCTATTGCACCCGTTTGAATATTAGCTGCGGTAGCATGTAAGGCTGGGTCAAAGATACCAGCAGCACTCACAGGGATTGCAGCGGCAGTAATAGCATTTCCACCTAAGGTAATAGAGAGGGTATCAAGAGCACCGAAAGCATCGTCTACTTGAACCCACACTCCAACTACTTCAGAGTAAGCTGGAACTGAGATAGTCTGTGCCGCATCTGAAGAAAGTTCCTCAGTTGTGACAAAGAATGTAACCTCATCTGTTCGTCCGAACGTACTCAGTTTACCGATAACACCGCCCAGATTTAAAGGACCGTACCGTTTACCGACACCAAGACCGCCGGGATTTGATTCATAACTCATATTTTATCTCCTTAAGATATAGCAGTTGCGCTAGTTAAAATTACACCTAGTGTGTCAACACGCTGAACACCAAGACCAAAGCGAGCTGTCTGAACGAATTCATCACGCTGTTTGTCCTTATTGCGTTCACCCTCTACACGAGGCGGCTGTCTCCAAGCTGACATCAAAGGTTTGCAATGGTCATCTGCAACACACATGAAGATATTAGCAACACCAGCTACTACACCAGCAGAACCAGAATCCTGAGCAGCAATCGTTTCAGTTATACCAGTAGGTAAACGATTAGATGTCATGATGTTCCAACCGTACAGGCTAGTAACAAAACTATGCTCACGAGAGAAACCGTTCTCGAAGATGCTCTGCATTGTTGGATTAGCTGCTAAGTTACCAGCTTGTGCTGTGATATTAAACACAACATTGAAGGTGGCTTCAACAACAGGGTCAACAATGCCGATACGACCGGCCATAGGTATTTCAGCTTTATCAAATGCTAGGCGCATTTTGATTAAATCACCGAGTGCCATTGTATCGTTAGTACCTGTACCAACACGACGATGAGCGAAGCCATTGATGTTGTTTACAGCACCAGAGGTCTGAACCGCATTAAGAGTAGAGAGGGCTTTAGTCTCATAGTACTCCTGAATAGCTCGGATAGCTTCCTTACCACGTACCGCTAACAGCTGCTCAATCTGAGCACCGTCTTGACGCATTTTGTCGGTTACATACCAACCATCACCAATATACTCAGTGATGCTTAGCGTCACACTACCGGTTTCGATTGGGGTGTAAGTAATAGCTTGATCTTCAGCTACTTCCTGAATCTGAGCTTCACCGATGGTTTTGATGTGGAGTGTTTCACCACTACCGAAATCAGAGACATCACGGTAGAACTGCGTAGGCAGTAAACCATCATGCATATTTTCCAAGATGAAGTCAGAGTATTGCTCCGCTTCTACAAAAGCGGTTTGACTTGATAAAATCATTGAGATTTCCTATATTATGTCTTAGACAATCCAAGACGTTCTAGAGTACGTTTTTGACTATCCTTAAATGCATTGCTTAACTCCTTATCTGAAGTAATGTCCATTACACTTATGGGTTTTTTCTCAGGATGGCCCTGAAAATGAGAGCTATCCACACCACCATTCGTTGAAACGATGTCAGGATTACCCACTTTTTTCATGTCCACCCCGAGAACTGTCAAAGCAGCGTTCGGGTTTGTTGCAATCATGCTGTTTATCTCGTTACGAGTAAAACCAAGGTCTTTGGCTTTCCCGTAAAGTTTATCACTTGCATCTTTGCCGAATCGGTCCTTAAAGGCTTTTGCCACCATATTGATGTTATTAGCTTTAGATTCCGAAGCTTTCGTGTCATCAAGGTATTCCTTGACTATACTTAGTACCTCTTCAGGTTTAATCGCAGAGACATTATCGTCCTTCCCGCTACCTTTGGGTTGGTTTTTGACAGCAGCTAGTAGTTCATCTAATTTTTCAGAAGGGTCCCCTTTAGCTTTCCATGCTACATTATCCGCTTCAAGCGTCTTAATGTGTTCTTGTGCATGTTGTAAAGCTATGAGGGCTTCCTTATCGGATTTGTACTTAGGCGTACCATCGGCGTTAACGATTTTAGCTAACAACTGGTCGGTTGTAATTTCATCGTCTTTAGTAACAGGTGTATTGGTGATATCATCTGTTTCTGTGTTATCTTCTTTATCAAAAATGTCTTTGTCAGGCATTGTATTATCCGTTAGTAAATTTTAAGAGGTGTCGAATTCTATCGACTGTTCGTTCAACAGCATTAGCATCAGCTTGAAACTCTGACCATGCTGGCATTTCATAAGAGTCCTTTTTATTGCGAGATTTTTTATTCTCAAGAAGCATCTCTTCTAAAATTTCATCTAGGATTGAAAAGAGGTCCTTGTTTTCAAGGATACGTTTCTCAATTTCTCTAGCTTTTGTTTTTTCAAATTTGCTGGTCCAAGTCAGACTCAGTTGGGGTTGCTGCATCGTTAGCTCCTTCTTCTTGCATGACATTACCAAGTTCCTGCATTTCCTGCTGCTCTATTAGAGCAATATTTGGTCGTACCAGTTTATAGCGGCTTAGCTGGAGACTATCCTCAATGAGTTTAGCCATCTGCTTACCAGAGACATGAGGGGCAATCATCTGGCCTAATGGTCCATTGATAATTCCACCTAAGTTCTGTAAGAGTTGAGCTTGCTGACCGAAGTGACGAGCTCCAATAGGACGAATCGTACCTGTAGCCATTAAGTCCTGAGTTGAGACAGATAAGAAATTCTGAACAGAGAGTTGGTCGTCGAAAGACCGAACTACTTCAGAAATATCCTGTTCAGCTATCGCGGTAGCCAACATACTGTTAAGCTCAGGTTCTAACAGGTTCATCTCAAAGTTATCAATCTTCTCTTGGAAGATACGGCCTGCTGCATTATCCAGCGTTTGAACCTCGAAGGCTGTCTTCTCACCGGGGGTCCGTATACCCATAGCCTGTTTAGGAGCACCTGCGAATTCCTCCATACGAGACTCAAGGAGCTGTATCTCGGAATTAGCGGCAGAAACGCCTGAGAGATTAAAACCTAATTCTTCAACAGCCCCCTCTTCTGAGATTCTTATCTGGGCGTTCGGAGCCCAAGTAAACGGATCCACATCTCCTTTAATGATTAAAGGTGGGTGTACCATCAAATCTAAAGCATCTGCTTTCAGATTCTCAAGATGATCCATCCGATACTGCATACCTACTAGATTTGCTAGCGGACCCATTGCATATAGGTTACCGGGTCTCTTTCTCCAACCAACAGCATTAATTCTTCGTTTACCAAGAGGATGTGGAATCTTCTGTTTTACTACGGTGATGCTCCTATCAATCACAACAATCTGCATATCTTCTTCAAGCGTCTGATTGGTACTGTCCCAGATATCACCTTCGTATGTGAGAACCTCTACATACTGACTTCCGTAATACTCTCGTAAATCACCAAACCCATCCACTTCAAATCTGACAGCTCGTTTCCAGTCTGATACAGAGTAATTAGAAGAGCTTCTTCTCATCATCTTTGACTTATTAAAAGCCGCTGTCCAGTCAGTATCTGTCTTAGCCAACTTAGCTACTTCACCCACGCCTAAGATCTTACGGATAATCTTAGGAGCCATATAGAATTCAGGGGCTACAGGGTTGAATACAATGTCCTTGTGGTCAATACGAGAGACTTTGGGGCCTGTATACCCTTCTATCTCTAAACCTGTCTTAGAATCGTATGTAAGCTCTCTCACATAGCTATTCGTACTGAAGGCCATACCTGTGTCTATATAATCGTACAGTAAGGCAGACTCCGTATCCCTAAGGTTAGATTGCTTTGCCTTGGTCTTTATATAAGACTCAATTGCATTCTTCTTACCTAGAGTCTCATCTGCGAGGGTATCCCCTTCCCATCTTACCCAATTGTCATTAGGAAAGAGAGCGCTAATGTAGTTAGCGTGGAGGTTATCCCGTATCTGACACAGCTTTGGAATAGTTGTCTTATTTTTCCAACCAAGCTGGTCGGTGGATGTTGTTGTTGTATCCGTAGCGAATATATAGTTTTGAGCCTCTAGAATCTCATTTAACCAAGGCTCACGCTTTTGGTTCCACAAATCCCATAAGCCGCCTATCTCTTTAGCTGCATCATCTGCATTATCGGAGTATAGGTTTTTTAGTTCCTGAACCTTACCAGCCATCGATTAACTTCCTCTGAAAGAACATCCGCCAAATCTCTTATTGAATTGGACAATGTTCGTTTGTTTATCTTCGTATCCAGCAAATCTCCTAGGAGGTTTTGCTATCTCTATTACAGATGCAAGGGCATCCTTCAAGTCATCATGTTTAGGTCTTGCTAAAAGGACTTCTTCCTCAAGAGCGGGAGTCCAGCCCCCTTTCTTATGCCAGATAGTCTGAGACTCGTATCTGTGCTCTAAAACAGCTTTAATACGTTCTTCCTTACTACCCTCATGCCTTGAAGGTCTATGGTCCTTAACAGGAAGTGTCATTCCTTCTTTTCTGATTAAGTCTTTTATATCCTCGACGATAATCACCTGAGCAGCTGACACTTCAGCTCGCAATACCCTGAAAGACCATTTAGCATGGGCCTCTACGATGTTTTCGAAGTACACCGCTATCTTGTCCGTTTTGAATCTGTAAATATCTAATACGTAAATATAACCTTCCGCATCCATGCCGATAACAACAATTGCGGTATAGTCTGATTTACGTCCCTTAGAGTAGGCGAAGTCAATAGAAGCATAGAGGTTAAGCGGTCTCTTTCGGACACACCAATGACCGTCTAGATACTCTACATCCTTCTCCTCAAAGTATTGAAACACACTTCGATTTACTCGATTACTTCCTACTTCGTTAGGATTGTTGTAATATTGGGCGTAGAACTGAGTCTTATCCTCATACTCCGCGTAAATTCTAGCAAGGACGTTACGATTAAATCCATATGCCTTCCCATCATCTCGGATGGCTCTAGCCCATAAAAAGATATTATCTTCCTCAACCTTTCTCTCAATCACTTTCCATACTGGAAGTGTGTCTAAGAGTTCTTGGGTTGTCTCGTCGTATACATCGTATTCCTGAGCAATCCATGTATCGTAGATATCCGAAGGATGATAACGTGTCCCACAGGCCATTGTAAAGCCTCCGGGGTTTCGAATAGAGGTAAACTGAGAGCTCTTTTTCCTAACAAGGTCTCGTCCATCCTCTGTATATGCATTTTCCGGAACCATAAGGTCGTCCGGGATAACAATATCAGCGTGCCAGCCAGTTGTATTCGTGGTTAGCCCCGCTGTTGCTACGGTTGGGTCACGAGCCGCTTCATTTAAAACCTTCTCATGGTCCAATCTAATTTTCTTAGTATTCCAAAGCGCCCTTTTACCAACTGCTGGGTTTATATACTCTGGGAATAACTTCTGATATCGGGAGCATTCAAATATCGCTTTAATCGCAAAGAGCTGAGTCTCTGCTAGATCCGCAGTAGCGGAGAGATAGAGGATAGTGACTTCCGGGTGATTTGTGATAATCCACGAAGCCCATGTGGCAACCATATGACTCTTTAGATGAGCCCGTGGTAAGAGTATTAGTTTGTTGGTTGTCTGAGTAATCCCTGCGCCAAATAAGGAGTAATCCATCATCTCCTTGAAGATTTCCATATGGATGTCACCATACATATAGCCCGGATTCATCGTAGTAGCGTAAACACGTAAATCCTTCAGACAATTTTTACGAAGAAGCCTTATTTCCTTCGGCATATTTGCTAACTGATATTTGGCGTTCTCTCTCCAATCCATTTTACTTCACCAATGATGGTTTAAATTCGTCGTAGATACTTGCCTGTATTCTACTCTCCCTCTTAATATGCTCCTTTGTAGGGCGACCTGTTGTTTTTTCTTTCCAACCCCCATCTGCTAGGAATTTAGCCGCTTGGTAACCCTTATCCCCTTTAGAAAGTTGGTATATAGAGTTTAAACCCTCAGCCCGGAGTTTAACTTCCAACTCCTCTTCCCACTTAGCGATGTGGGGACCCGTAGAGGGAGACTCCTTCAGCGCAACCCAGTGTGTATAACCACCCAGATGAGCTGTAGAAAATAGGTAACCTGTCGGGTCATTTAAGCCTATAAAGAGCTGTCGTGCTTCCTCTAAAGTGAACAGTATGTACGTATCCTTTTGGGCAATCTCCCTGAATAAACCAGAGATTATCCACCTTTGCATAGAATCTTTGAATTTATTCATAAATATCCCTAGTCCCCGTGGCTACGCGCCTTAGTTCGAGTGTTTTCATTATGTCACCTGGTTAGTCGTAGACCATGTTCCTGTTGTGCTTGCAGTTCCAGCCGCGACACACACCCAACTCTTAAAGCCAGGTGATGCAGGCGCTTCTGCATCTATAGTGAACCCTACAGGCCAAGCTCCATTATAAGTTGCGCCCCCAAGTTGCGGGTTGGTATTGTGCCTCCATATAAGCGTTTCCTGATTAGGATTAAAGTAACCTTTCGCCATTGCTGAAACTGTTGCCTCTGACCAATCTACATCATCATCATGCATTACTTGCAACTTACAGACTTTTAATACAGGAGCAAGCCCTTCATTATTTGGGTTTGC